CTCAAAGGCGACGAACTTATGTCTGACATCAGTGCTAAAGACGCACTATCTCAGTCGATTGGATTTGCTCCAGAAAAAGTATCCCAGCGTCAGAAAGCCAATATTGAGAAAAAAGCCGCCGAGCAAGACATTCTTAACAAGCGGCAAGACTTACTTAATGCTTTCTTCATGGGCGTAGATACTAGTGATGATGACCTCTTGGATAAAGTTCTTGACAAAATTAGTAGGTTTAACCGCATGTACCCCACGGAAGCCATCACGGGTCAAACTTTAACTCGCTCTATTAAGACCCGTTATAAAGCCCGTGCCTTGGCTGAGATGAGTGGTGGCATACCTATTACTAAGAAACTCATGACTGAACTTGACGATATGGGTTTCTACGGAGAGTAAAAAAGACCCCCGCATTTAGCGGGGGCAAGGTCGAAAGAATTCAACCACCAAGAGGTGACAGCGAGGAGAAGCTGTCAGGGCGGAGTTTACTACTCAATTCTCCACACTCGCAAGCCTTTGACTCCGTTCTCTACAACACCCTTCATTTCTACAGAATAATGTAATCTTTTGGTTACAGCTTCAACTTCTTTTTTAGCGGCATCTAAATCAAGGCAGGGGATAAAGAATGTTCTGCCCGGCTTAAATTTACTCCAATCAATCTCAAAACTAATTCCGTGGACTTTCATCAGCAGGTTTTAGTGCTTCAACGTAGTCATCGGTATTAATAAAGTCACCCTTGGAACAATCAAACATAAACGCATCTGTGGGTAAACCCTCAATTTTAGTTCCTTTAGCCATTCGCTTTTTGACTGTCTTTTCGTAGATTCCTTCAGTCTCTAAAGCCTTTAGCGCATCTTTAAGGGTAATTCGATTGTCGGTGCAAAACTTTCTTAGATGCTTGGCGCTAATAAAAAGTTTCTTGGTATCAGGTTCAATTCGAACAAGTAAATCGTACTTCGGTTCCACCACAGGTAATTGATGCATACCCGTGCGGTTGTCTGCGGCGTCATTGATAACTAGAACACTACCCCGATGCTCATTTAAGAACTCACCAATCACGCTGGCTTGGTTAGTAGCAGGCGGCTTAATCTCGTGCCGCATCTGCGAAAACTCTTTAATCATCCAGTTAAAAACACGTTTAACGTCGATATCAATTAAACCAAGGCGCTTGGCAATCATTGCACCTGCTATGTTACAGGCAGCAACACCAGACCAAAACCGTTCACGACCACTGAACTTAATCTTTTTATCAATAACTAACTGCACTTGCTTGACCATATCAACGGCTTCTTCAAGGTTGCCAACCAGCCATTGCAAGTAAGGACGCCCTGCATGCCCATAGTTTGTGAACATTTTAGGAAACAACTCGTCTGCTTCTGCCTTAGTAATAAGGGATGTTTCAGGAATTTGATACTCAATAAGCCGCATCAACTCACCATCCGGCGTAGCAGTCATGGCGCCAAGTTTGTCATAAAACGATGCGTTAGATGTGCATATGCACAATAAAGCCCACTTAGAATTATTAATACGCTCCTCGTTTACCTGAGCTTTTAACCGCCCACGGGCTCGGCCTTGAGACACGGCATACAAAAAGTCTGAAAAGTCATTGGCTTCCATCTTAGTTACTTCATCGCAACTGATAGGCAAATGGTTCATGATGCCCATACGATTTAGCTTCATGTTCATGGTGTCGCGCCATATCAGCATTTGCTCATCTGGATGTCCGTACACGCTGTGCATTACTTGAGCAATCGTTGTCTTACCTGTGCCAGACTGATTGTTAATTAGATTGATGACCGCACCTTTAAGATTCAAATGCTTTAAAAGCGGAGAACCAAACGCTGTAAAAAACCCAAACGCATGTGGTTCAAAACCCTCTCGGTTATAAACGTTAGCAACTTCTTGCCACTCTTCTAACGTGCCAACAGGCTGCATGTGCTCTGATAACACGCTAGTCGCAGCGGACGGTGGGCTATAACGAATCCCTTCTGCTGTAATCTCTTGGTCTCCGACAATAAATTTTTTATCTTTGTCTGTCCATCCGTACTGCATACGCATCACCTCTAGTTCTGTTTTAAATTGTAGTTCTGTTACAAACTTAATCATAAATTGTGATATTGCGTCCATTTGCTTTACGCCACCGACCACGCCATACCATCCCAACCGTTCTTTTATTTTTTCCTTAGACATAAGCTCGGTAACTGGTAAGGCAAACTCTCTTATTCCATCACGTGGTAGATGAAGTCGAATCCAAGCAACCTCGCCCCGATGTGGATCGTGCATGCGCTTGACGATGTACAGGTCATGCGGGTAAACCATATCCGGATCTTCGCCATCACCGTTTGATCTGTAGATGCCACCGTTCTTTCCACGGAAATATGGGAACGGATAATCTGGAATTGTGATCTTGGTCGGCGGTAATTCTTCTAACTCTTGGGGTACTTCAACAACATTATCTTCTGCTTTAGCCCGAACAATCTTTTTACCTAACTGAATCGGCCCAGCAATCTTTCCTTTGTGTTGGCATCCATCGCAGCCACCCGGATTGTATTTCTCAAACGTAGAGCATCTTTGAGGGCCTCCGGTATCCATAGCCTTCCGAACGGTCTCGGCGGCGTTGTATTCAGGATGCCCCTCTGAAATCTTGTGGATTGCTTCGTCCCGATCTTCACATGCCCACGCAACTGATAGCCCCGCCCGCCATAGGTCGTACTTGATCGTATCCTGTTCTGTAGCAATCTTTGCTAACTGCGCACAGCCCTCGCCTTTAATAGTTTTGGCGATGATGATCTTGAACCACTTTTCTTCATTGTTAGCCAGCGCTTTCGTCAACTCATTGAGTTGCTGCTTTGGCAGATCAAATTCGGGTGGGGCAACTAAGACGCCGAGTCTGTTCTTGATGTCCTCGTACTCTACCTCCGGCGATAGGTACATGATCGACACCGGATTAGGCGGGTCGTCTTTAAAGTTAAAGGTCTCGGGTACACGCAGAATGGACGCCGAATCAGAGGTGCGTGACGGGTCTACGTTAAATTCGTATTCCTCGCACAGATACTTGATGCGGTTGGCTACGGCTTTCCAATCGCTAGGGCTTATTGTTTTTGCTAGTCTCCAATAAACGTGAAGTCCCCGTCCGGAATTGACAATTGTAGGCTTTGGAAGATTTGCACTTTTACAGAATTGTTGAAGTGCCTGTAGTCCTGCTGCTTGATCGGGGTAGTCTTTGCTAGGGCCGCAGTCAATATCAAGCCAAAAGGCTTTCATGTACTTGGCATTTACCTGAGTCCGAGACTTATTGTCCTCAAACTTAGAGCAACCAAAGTAGGTTTCGTACTTTAAATTTACTAGCCGATCAACTTCTTGTGCTGCAGAATCAAGCGTTTCGTGAAACGTCTGCTCAGGGCGCGTATCTTTCTTTAAGCCAACAATGCAATACCACCCCTCGGAGGGAAGCACCGCTTGTAATAGATCTGTTGTTGGCATTACTAATCCAGATTGACTTTGCTCTTAAGTTTTTTAAGGACATCCTCAATTTTCTCAATTTGTTTTTTACGTGGCATTTCCTCGCCTTTAAACCATTTGTAGATAGTCATCCGGCTTACATCAAAGAACTCAGCCACATCCGAAACAGGAATTTCTTGAGAAATACAAACCCTCCCCAGCATTACGCCGGGGTGGGCTTTTGAAGCGTGCTTGTTAGTCTCAATAATACGAGACGAGTAACCACGGGAATCCGCCATGATTATTCATCGTCCGTAGCCCAACCTGCCATGACTGAGGCAAGGTCTTGTTTCGATTTGGGGGCCTCATCAGCAGTCTTCTTAGAAGTCTTCTTAGTCGGTTCAGCTACTTCAGCTTTTGCCGGTTCAGGTGCAGCAACAGGTGCTTGGATAGCCTTGGGCTTAGAGTCAGCCTGTGCTGCCGTTTGCACCACAGCGGATTTGGCTTCAGCAGTACTACCTTGGACTTTCGCGGCTTCCCACTGGTCGCGGTTTAAAAATCCAATCGGCTTGAACACAAGTTTGGGAGACTCGCTGTCAGAGTCAAACTTCATTTCGGTCACAATCATATTGATGTTGTAACCCTGCGATGCAACGTACTTGGCGTACTGCTCAAACGGCATCTTGTCTTGATCGCCTTTGCCGAAATAAGACTTGGACGGCAGAATCAGTTGGTAAACTGAGCCTTTAATATCGTCAGCCAATACTACAGCAAGACGCTTTTCATACCGACAAGCACGGCTTTCGCCTTGGCCTGAACCTTTGATGTTTTGTGGACAGCCCTCGCAGTTTGCGTGTTGGGGTTCTTCGATGCTGGCATCGGGAGTAATACCGTCGTTTGACCAGCAGTCCGGAGGTGCAGACTCTCCGGGGACATAGGAGCCTTCGTAGAATTTACGAGCCACATACTTAGTGCCGTTAACCACAACAATATTCATGGCACGGTTTTCGTTTTTGGCAATCTCTTCGCCATTGACCATCATACGGAACACACCGCCGCGCAGCGAGATCCGCTTCATTCCGCCGGAACCACCCAGCGATTTAGTCAACTCATCAACGCCAACTTCCTTAATGTAATCGGGTACTGCTTGTTGGAACAAACTAACTTCGTTGCTCATTATTTTCTCCTAATGGTGATTTGATACTCCCGATCCCGTTGTAGCCCTGCGGGATGCGTTTCAGGGTTTTCTTCTAAGAACTGCTTCATATTGCTTTGATGGATACGACGCTCTAACAACTCCATCGCGTTGTTTTCCTGCATAAACTTATGAAAAGATTCCCAGTCATTCGTCCAGTACCGTTCTTTTAACGTGCGGTATGCAGTCCCAAACGGTGTACGAAAACTGTCAGCTCCTGTCTCTTTGCAGATGTTTAGCAACTCACCACTGACAACCTTCATTTGGGTCTCAATGTTTTCGATTTGCTGTTCCATCTCACGCTTGATACGGTCGCGCTCATCTCGCATCTTAATGTAGACAGAGACGAGTTTATCTACGGACACATCCATATATTAATCCTCTTGGTAAAAATTTCGGATCTACGTCCGATGGTGTTACTCTACTACTATAACTGTACTTTGTCAAGTACTAATTTCGGTTTTGTACAAATCAACAAGTTTTGTGTGGGTGTCTAATTTGCCCTGCAACATGTTGTACAACTTAGTCTCAACCGGACTTCCTGTTATGTGCACCACAGTCATCGGGTTCTTTTGCCCCTGTCGATGTATGCGTGCATTCGCTTGCAAATAAGTCTCAATCGAAGTCACAGGAGCATACCAAATCACCACGTTAGCCGCAGTTAGGGTAATTCCGTGGGCTGCTGCCTGCGGTTGAATTAGTAGCACTCTTGGCTCTGGTTGTTCTTGGAAACGCTTGAATATATCTGTACGCTTATTTACGTTTACGTCCCCATTTATCACCTCACACGTTATGCTTTGTTTAGTAAGGTAACCCTTAAGAAGTTCTATTGTGTGAGTAAATGGTACAAACACCAGCACTTTGTGCGATGCCTCATCAATCACCTCTTGAACCACACTGAGACGGTTTGAGACATCAAACTCAATCACATTACCAGCGTCGGTGTAGACTGCGCCGCCAGAAATCTGGAGTAATTTATTCAGGTTTGTTGCTGCATTTACAGTCGAGACTTCTTCGCCCGCCGCTGACATCAACATCTGATCTTTGAGAATCTTGTAATACTTTTCTTGCTGGGGGGTTAGGGCTGCATGCCGGGAGGTGTAGGTGATCTCAGGCAAATCAATACACTGCTCTTTGATAAACCGGATAGCTGGTTGCAGTGCAGCAAAAACTGACTGTTGGGCATTTGGTTTTGCTATCCACTTAAACCGACTAATGTTGTACATAACCATGTCCCGAAACGCCCCAAAGAACCGTGGAACATTATGTGGAACAGTCAGTTTTGCTAAGCCGTAGGCATCTGTGGGAGATTGTGCTGCTGGAGTACCCGTCATCATCCAAAGCCAAGTATTTTCGGCAATAAGTGCTTTTAGGGTTTTCCAGCGTTTAGTCTGGACGTTCTTATAGGCATTAGCCTCGTCCA